CGCCTGTAGTACCTGTAATCTTTTCGTCAACTCTAAAAGGTATTTCTGAAACATCATCAACGATCATGTTAACTGCTCTGTTGACTATTTCTAATTGTTCGTAGGCATTTCTGTAGTTAGTGACGACTTCACGCGTGTCGATAGACATTCCCTCATTACGGGAAATTACGAACTGCGCTGGATTAAGCTTCTCTTCGTTGCTCGCTCCTATAAATCTATCATACCATGCCATATTTTTCTCTCTGTTTCTCGACCCAACGTTTTTGTTTCTCTGCTGTGATCAATTTGGGTCGTTTACCATAAATCGAATGCAATCGTAAATGATGCGTATGACACAGAGTAGTCGTATACTCATACACTTCTGCTCTATTCTCATCAATGAAGGATTCACGAAGATCTAGTATGTCTTGTTCACTTTTAATTATAATTTTGTTTTGTTTTATCCAAGTTTCTAGTAATTCGGTCAATCCGTAATAGTGATGAAAATCTAAGTCTGCATTGCTTCCACATATGTAGCAACTACTTGTCTTTTTATATTGCGATTTAGCTTTGTCTCTGACATATTTAACTAAATCTCTTTTTAAATTCATATTTCTACTCTTAATTAGAATTATACCAAAAGTAAGGTATAATGTCAAGAACTGTTTTTACAAGGTCTCATTAGAATGTGGTGGCTGATGTTTCAAATGTATATAGTGCGTAACGCATCGCATCTGCCATGTGAGATGACATATTATGTTTTGGCTTTTCTTTCAATAAATTAGGGTTTGGATCCCATTGGTATTGGTCTAAAGACATTTGAGTTTGTTTGCATCGTTGGTCTACTATCAGGTCGTCGTTATCGACTATACCTGCTACTTGACCGATGCCATCTAGTACCGATTTTTTAGCATTTATACTGCTTATATCATAGTTTTGTGCTAAATCGAATCTGGTTTGCTGAGCCGCAGAGTCAATATAGATAAAGTCTATATCCCATCTGTCAATAAGTTTCCTTATTTCTACTGCGTGTTGTTCTGTAGTACGTTCAGCGTTCATATATTCATCTACTAAGTAGTATTTCTTAGCATCCCAATCGTAAGCAATCACACAAAATGCTGTAGGATCTTTGTACCCTACATCAAGTCCTGCAAACACATCCATTTGTCTAGTATCTAACTCACTTAAATCTGCTATACATTCTTCATGGTTAAATGACCATACTTGACCTTCAAATACATTAAAGTCAGCCATGTATTCTTGATTAAATTCATTTTGAGACATTGTTTTTCTTGCTTCTTCAATATCGCTTTCTGAAACTCGAGGATTTTCGTGATAAGTTGCCTTAACTGAACACCATTCTGGGAATTCCTCAGTGAATCCTCTATAGTAGAACTCAGCAAAGTAGTTATTCCTACCCCGTGGAGTAGATATAAAGATTGCCTTAGAGTTTTGTTTATCTAGTGTAGGTCTTAGTGCAACATTGAAGGCGTCTCGTCCATCTGTTAGAGCAGCCTCATCGAATATGATAAGATCGTATGATCTACCAACTACTGAGTCTACTTGATTAATAGAACCCATTCTTATAGTAGAACCATTCGATAGTTCTATAACTTTGTCTTTTGCATTGTCACGCGTTACCTCTAAATCAAAATGCTTGATGAGATTTCTCTGTAAGTCAAATGATATTTGTGATAGTGCGTAGTTTGGTGACATAAGTAGTACATGAGATCCAGGTACTAAACAAGTTAGTTGCCCGATTATGTTGCTTATATAAGTTTTACCTTGTCGTCGTGATACTGCTGCACAGACGAAACGATATTTGGGGTTGTTGATTGCATTGATAATTGCAGTCTGAGATGAATTTGGGGTAACATTTAATAAATCAAGGTATCCCTCAATAGGTAACTTAATGAATCTTGTTTCTGGAGATATGTCCATCAAATAGTCGGAGACTATATCAGAACGGCTTATTTCAATCAATGCAGGGTCTCTTTGTTAAATAGGTTAAAAGGGTCTTCGGAGTCGAATAGACCATGATCTTTGGCTAGTTCTAATAGATACAGATAGCCGCCGCATAAATCGAGTAAATCTCGTTCGCGTTGAGTTCGGGTTAGACCTCTTTCTTCTCTAACTTGTGCGTTTCGTAAAACATCTGCACATTGTAGGGATAGTCCATCTAACCATACTTCTCTTTTGTCAATAACTCTAGGTATTGTCATTTATTTCCTTCGTTTTATTCCAAGTTGTCTTTTCTGTGTTTTAGGTGGTCGTTTCTTACTACCTTTTGGGCCTGCCCAGAATAGCTTATTTGCCCAGTACGCTGCTGAAGATTTTCCTTTACGAATATTTCTTCCGTGTCTTGCTTTAAAACTCTTACGGGCTTCAGGACTATAATTATGTCCCATGCCTTGAGCTCCAAAACGGATAATCTTCACCTTGCCAGCGATTCTTACGGCTACAACGCCTTTCTTTTTAGGGTGCTTAGGGGTTCTTTTGGGCGCGTTTAGTTTTCTTATTCCCGCCTTTTTTAACCTTGCTTTTTCCGCCGTTGTTAGTGCCATTTTTAGTTCCTAAGACTAAGTTCCAAAAGGAACTAGGTCTGCCTGCTTTCATAAAATTATGAAAGTCTTTGTGGATAATTTGTATACTATCTTTTTCTGCTTGGTAAAATTCTTTTTGCACCCTTCTTTCCAAAACGCGCACGCTTCGGATTAGTTGTTCCTTTACCAAATCTTGGTCCGATTGCTTTCGGAGCCGCTCCATAAAAACCACCTGGAGTGGTCAATGGAGATTTTGTGTTAACGAAAGTTCCTGCGGCTGCATTCATATCTCTAGTTAAACCACGTTTTAATTTGTGCTTTGCTAGTTTTGATGTGCCGTGGTTACTTGGTCCACTTAAAAAACTGCCTTGTCTTGCCATGTTTCTTTCCTCTCTTTACTTGGCTAATTAGTAGCCTATTGAGTACCATTTTTAATATGGATTTGTAACAATTTCTTGTCGGTGTGGGGTGAATTTAATAATTCTCTAAGCTGTTGACCCCACAAAAGTTGGTATTCAATAGCTTGATGAAATCTATGGGATAAAATAATAGTATCCTTAATTTCATCTAATAACTGTAATTTGTCCATGTGCTAGTCCTATATGAACTTAGCTAAAGGATTTTAGCTTTCGGCTTTTTCTTTAGCATCCATCATTTTATCTTTGATGTCTACTTTTCCGTCCCAGTTCTTATCTTCGCCTGAGACAATGGCACAAAACTGTGTCCATTTAATTTTTAACCATTCTACCATTAGTTTCTCCGTTGGTTGTATTCTTTTAATAATCTATAATAATTCTCTCGAAAGTCTCCAGAAGGAACTTGAGTTAGAGCCCAAGTAGCAAACTTAGCTTCTTCATCTTTTAGTTCTTTTTCTTCCTCTTCTCGTAACTGTTCGAACATTGGTTGGTTTCCCGCGTACTCCTTGCTTGACTGAACGCTTTCGTCTGACTGCTGATTTCTTCTGAGCCTTGCTCATAGTTCTAGCACGGGCCAAGGGTACACATTTTGGGTATCCTCTGCCAGATGTCTTTGCTTTTTTTCTGCCACAGGGTTGGAATCTTCCTTTCTTCTTTGGTTTACCAATATCGACCCATTTCTCTTTAAACCATTTTGAAAGTCCGCCTACTGCCATTATTTACCTACGCGTTTCATAGCTAGTTTATGAGCTTGAGTATAAGTTTTACCTTTTAACATCTGCTTTTTCATAAACGCCATGTGCTTTCTAGTATGATGACGGCGATGTCGCTTCATAGTAGCTTGTTGTCTTTTAGTAAGAGTTTTTCTTTTTTTAACCACGACGATACTTCCCTCCAGCTTTCTTGTATTCTTTCACAAGATAGGCATTGGCATAAGCGCTAGGATATACGGCAAACTTTCGTTTAGTCTTTGCTTTCATCCTAGAGTATAGTTTGGAATTAGTTGGTATGTTTCTCTTGCGAGTACTACTTTTTCTTCTTTTTCTTACTGCCACTTTTCTTTTTCTTCTTGGTAAAAAGAACGAACTTCTTTTTCCCGCCTTTTTTTGTTTTTTTCTTCTTCTTCTTTGACTTTCCGTAATGGAATGGCATAGTACTTCTCCCTAGGTCCAGCGAGGGGGTTCCTCGGGACACTCAGCCCATCTTAACTTAGTCTTGAGGGGCATAAAACAATTACAAACTTTACAAACTTTCCACTTTTTGTTTAAGTGGGGACACTTTTTACAGATTTCATAGCGCTGCTCGTGGGTGAGCTTCTTGGTCATCTAATAACTTTTGGTAGTACTCTTCTTTTCTTTCTTTGTTGGTTAGTCTTTCTTGCCATAAGTATTTTTACTCTTGCAGAAAGTTCTTGAGAAGGCTCTGCACCTTCACCCTCAACTACTTTTGTTGAGTCTGATTGCTCAACTGCTTTCTTTAAAGCCTCTTCTATTGATGTTTTTACTTTGCTTTTGCTTTTTTCAGCTTTCATATCTTTAGTGTGATATCCTTCTATCATATTTTCTCCTAGACGGTATGCATGGTGACTATTGTTACAAGTACGCCCATCCCGCCGATTATTATTGCGGCAGCACAGCTAATCATGATAGTCTCTATCCTATTAACTTGGCTGTCTATAGTATCAAACCTAGTAAACGCGGTTTTCCATCTTTCTGCGCATATAGCTTCGTGTTTTACTAGTTCTGCAGCTACTTGAGTGGCTTCCATATTCATTTCCTAAATTTCCTTGAAGATTTTTCTTCTTATGTTCATAATTATATCAAAAGTAAGGACAAGAGTCAAGTACTATTTTCTGATGGTGTATATTTTTACTAGTTCCTGTTCGCCATTCACCGATACTTTTTAATCTTTTTTCCATGCTGAATGTGATTTTTCTGAGATTCAAAAAATCCATTATGAGTCATTCTTCTATCGCAGTCGATCTCGTCAGTTTGGATTTATATTATAATTTTTTTATGCCATGAGTAGATATATACTTTTGGAAAAATTATATTATAAGCAAAATATAATTACTCTATATCGTTTAATGGATTCTCTAGTATCTCTTTCATGCGATTTTCAAGCTCAGTTCTAGTATTTCTTATATCTTTATCCATGTCTCTGAATCTACCTTGCATTTCTTTTTCCATTGCATAAACATCATTACGAACTTCTCTTTGTGTAATGGCTGAATCACTTTCTACTTTTCTAGCTAGTCTTGATGC